ACCGTCCCGGCGGCGGTGTCCAGCTCGATCGTCTGCCCGGCGGGGACGGGCACCGGGTAGGTGAGCCGCTGCCCGGTCTCCACGGCCGAGACTTCCCAGCCGACGTCGTGGGGGCCGGTGACCTCCAGCACGATCGGCGCGGCGGCGGTGCCCGGGTTGGTCAGGGTGATCCGCCCGGTGGCGCCCACCGTGCCGTAGGCCAGCGGGTAGGTCAGCGGGTACGTCAGGCCCCCACTGGCCGAGGGGAGGCCGGTGGAGGCGGTCAGGGGGGCGCCGTAGCGGCGCGGGTCGGGGCAGCGCCACTGCAGCAGCCAGCCGAACCGGCCGACGCCCCACTCACCGCGGGTCAGCTTCGGCACCGCGGTGATCAGCTGCGCCCCGGCGGTGAGCGTCTTCCCGGCGGCGGTCACCGCGAGCGGCTCGGTGTCCTCGTCGGGGTCGTCGGAGAAGGTGAGGAACGCCCGCAGGTCGGACAGCAGCTGGTCCCGGTCGGTGGAGTCCCAGCAGTAGCCCTCCACGCCGACGATCCGCTCGTCGGCGTACACCGGCGTCGGGTGGGCGCCGTGCGCGTTGGCCCGGACCTGCTTGTCGTAGCGGGAGCCGGGCAGCTCCTCCCAGCCCTCCAGGGTGAGCATCCGGTAGGGCGTGCCCTGCCCGATGGTTAGCCCGTTCCACGTCAGCGACGTCTTCGACAGGTCGGCCATCAGCCGGCCTGCCCGGTTCGGGCCATCACAGCGAGCTTCTGCGCGGTGGCGTTCGGGTCGTCCGACGGGGCGGCGTGGTAGTCGTCGATGTGCACCAGCGCGCCGATGCCGCCGGCCACGGCCTGCTGCGCGGACGCGTTGCCCATCGCCGCCAGTCCGGCCGCGGACGCCGAGCGCATCACCGGGGACGGCACCGACACGGCCATGGCACCGGCGACCGCGCCGGCGGCCCGCTGGGCGGCCTTCACCGCGGCGCTGGAGCCGTCGTCGATGCCCGCGCCGAAGCCCAGCATGGTGTAGCGGCCGAGCTCGGCGAACACCGTCGAGGGCGAGTGGATGCCGAGGATCTTGCGCACCCAGCCGGGCAGCAGGTCGCCGAAGAAGTCCCCGATCTTCTGCAGCAGCCACGACCCGGCGCCCTTGAGGCCGTTCCACAGGCCGGTGAGCAGATCCTTGCCGGCGTTGAGCAGCAGCGACCCGAGGTTGCCCAGGGCGTTGAGGATCATCCCCGGGATGCCCTTGATGAAGTCCACCGCGGTGTTCCAGCCGTTGACGATGCCGTCTTTCACCGCGCGGGCGGCGTTGGGGATGTCACGGGTGAAGAACCCGACCAGCCAGGTCACCGCCTTCGCCAGGTCGCCGAGGATGATCCCGGCCACCTTCACGAATGCGTCGATCAGCGGGGTGATCACCGGCACCAGGACGCCGATGATCTTCGCGGCCAGGTCGGCGACGACGGGGATGATCGGCGCGACCGCCTGGAGCAGCTGCGCGATCGGTGGCAGCAGGGGCGTCAGCGCCTGGAGCAGCGTCACGAACGCGTTGGCGATCGACGTCAGCGCGGGCATCGCCTGGATCAGGGCCTTGAGCAGGATGGTGCCCACCTGCTGGATGAACTGCACGATGGGCGGGATCAGCGGCTGGATCGCGGGCAGCAGCTGGCTGATCAGCGACCCGGCGAGCTGCAGCACGGTCCCCACCAGCGGCACGATCGCCGAGGCGGCGTTGGTGAAGATCGGGATGAGCTGCCGGAGGATCGGCATGAGCTGGGCCGCCACCCCGGCGGCGAGCTGCAGGAACTGCACGGCCAGCGGCGCGACGGACTGGATGAGTTCGAGGACGATCGGGATGATCGGGTCGATGGCCGTGAGGAGCTGGCCGAACGCTTGCACGGCCTGGACGATGAACGGGGTCAGGCTGAGCACCGCGTCGCCCAGCGACCCGGCGATGAGGCTCGCGACCTGGGCGATGATCGGCAGCAGGATCGGGAACACCTGCTGGCCGAGTTGGATGAGTGGCACCAGCAGGTCGGCGAGGGCGGGCAGGATCGTGTTCAGGGCGTCGAACAGCGGCCCGATGAGCTGCTGCGCGGCCCCGTTGAACGCCGTCATCAGCTGCGTGAGGACCGGCGCGAGGGTGGCCATCAGAGGCTGCAGCTGCTGGGCGATGAGGTTGACGATGGGGATGCCGGCCTGCACGAAGGTCTGCAGCACCGGGGCGATGGCCTGGAAGGCGCCGATGGCGGCCGTGGCGAAGGTCTGGATGACCGGCGCGAGCTGGGCGAAGATGCCGTTGAGCATCGGCGTCAGCGAGTCGAACGCCTTGCCGAGCTGCCCGGCGACGCCCTGCAGCACCGGCACGATCGGCGCCACGGCCTGGTTCATCACCCCGGCGACGTGGTGGCCGAGGTCGGCGAAGCTGGCCTGCACCTTGTCGTTGGTGGCGGCGATGCCGATTCCGAGCGCGGCCATCGCCCCGACCGCCCCGGCGGCTCCGGCGCCGATGCCGGCGAACGCGCCTGCCCCGGCCGCGCCCAGGCCGACCAGCGCCCCGGAGGCGCCTCCGACGGCGCCGACGAGCCCGCCGACCGTACCCAGCGCGGCCTTGACGTGGTCGGTGTTGATGTCGAGGTCGATCGGCCCCGGCCGGACCTTGTCCACCAGACCTGGGACGGCGTTGAGGGCGCGGCGCAGCGGCCCGTCGTCCACGCTGAAGATGGCGCGCAGATCGGCCGCGGTGAGGCTCACAAGCGCCCCTCGCGGGCGAAGAAGGCGTCCACGGCGTCCGGGTCGTCGATCAGCGTGGCCACCGGCCGCCGCTTGCGCTCACCGGTGTCCGGGTCGACGGGCCACAGCGCGAAGGACCAGTTGGACTCTGCGGAGAGGCCGGCGATCCGCACCGTGAACCACCTCCACGTCCGTCGGGTCAACTCGTGCTGCAGGTCGGGGATGCGGTACTCCCGGTGGAAGTCGGCCTCCAGCTCCCGCCAGTGGCTCAGGAGCTCGTCGAGGCCGATCGCTTCTTCTTGGCCGCCGCCCGCTTCTGCGCGCGGTTGGCGGCCGGGGCTTCCCCCGGGTCCTGGCCGCGGTAGACGCCCATGAGGTATCGGCCGACCTCGACGAGCCGCGTGTAGGGCAGCCCGCGGCCGAGCCAGGCGTCCACGTTGTCGTCACCGGCCAGGGCGCGGGTGAGGGACTCGGTGGACAGGTCGGCGTCCACCACGAAGTCGTCGGGCACCTCGCCGGTCTGCATGGCGCGGGTGGTTTCGACGAGCAGCCGGTCCAGGCGCAGCAGCAGCGACGCGGGCACCTCGGACGGCCGCTTGCACTTCCACTCCTCGCCGAGGAGCCGGATCACGACCGGTTCGTCGTCCTCCTCGGCCCAGGCGGCGTCGAAGTCGTGCAGGTCGCTCACGGCGCCGGGGTGAAGACGGGCTTACCGGAGACGGTCAGGTCGCAGGTGAAGCCGGCCGGGTCGTTGAGGCCGCCGCCGGTCGGCTTCGCGTCGGCCGACACCTGGTAGGTGGTGACGTTGCCGCCGGGGGTGGTGATGCGGAAGCCCTTGAGCGAGTCGGTGCCGATCGCGTCGGACAGGGCGATGAGGGCTTCCTGGCCGGGATCCTGGTCGCCGGTGGCGATGTCTTCCTTGTAGAAGCCGTCCATGCTGATCTTCCGGCTGCGCTGGAGCACCATGTGCTCGGCCCAGCCGTCGGAGTCGAAGTCAGTGGTGTCGGCGTCCGTCTTGTCGGAGTCGAACGTCAGCGAGTTCAGCCCACCGATCGGCGTCCAGACGGGGAGCGCGTCGGTGCCGGTGTTGAGCTCCGGGCTGAGGAGCCGGGCGGGGATCTTGACCAGGGCCACGGGGGTGTGCCGCCTTCCAGGGACGCTGCCGGGGTGCCGCGGTCAGCGTCGCTGGGGGCGTGTCAGCCGGTCGGGGTCGCTGCTGGACAGCGGGCCAGCGGGTCCGTCATCATCCGGTCACTGCCCGTCAACAGGTACGGGCCCATTTCGGGGAGCCCACCCATGGGGATCACGCGCAAGCTCATGTCGGTGTCGACACTGGGCCTGGTCGACTTCCGCTCGGACAAGGAGCGGACGGCGGCCTACACGAAGGCTGCGAAGAAGCAGGCCAAGGAGCAGACGAAGATCCTCAAGGAGCAGGCCAAGCGGCAGCAGGGCTAGGGCCGCAGCGGGGTCGGGTCGTACACCTCGCACTGCACCTCGACCGACCAGCGCGGCCGGTTGTCGGCGTCATCGCCGATGTTGACCGGCTGCGACTGGACGGCCAGACACTGCACCAGCCACACCTCGTCGTCGGTGCCCTCCGCGATCGTCTGCGACGTCAGCCCGTGCAGGGCCCGGCGGATCGCGGTAGCCCGCTGGAAGCCGGAGGAGGCCCGTCCGGGGGTCTGCGCGTTGCCCGGGTCGCCTCGGACGACGAACTGCACACCGGGGGAGTCGTAGCCGTTGCCGCCGTCGGTGTCGGCCGCCCCCGGCCGGGCGAACGCGGCGACCGCGGCCACCGGGGTGTCCGGCAGATCCTCCAGGAACGCGTCGGCGCCGTGCCGGCCGTAGGTCAGCAGGCCGAGGCCGTCGAGGTGCTGCAGCAGTGCGCGGGAGATCACTCGACTGACCCCCGCACCTTGTCCTGGATGTACTCCACGTACCGCTTACGGTTCTCCTCCACGGTGTCGGACAGGAAGTGGTCCTTCCGGCCCTCGTCGTGCTTGAGGGTCGGGTCCTCGTGCTGGTACACCGCGTACGGGGTGTCGTAGGCCACCTGACCCTTGAGCGCCTGCCGGTCCACCTCGGTGAACCCGGAGCGGATCAGGGTGCCCTCCTCGATCGGGGCCACCGCGTTCGACTCCCGCAGGGCGTCCTCCAGGATGTCTGACAGCGCGTCGGCGGCGGCGTCGCGCATCGCCCGCGGCACCCGCTGGTTCATCTTCACGCGGATCTTCACTGCGCGGCCACCCGCCGCGCGGCCACCGACGCGCCCGGCCCGTAGATCGGGGTCACGGAGAACACGGTGCGCTGGTCCCCGTCGATCGTGACCCGCGCCCCCACGGCGATGGACTCCTCCGGCCGGACAATCAGCGTGCCGGTCACGTAGATGTCGTCACCCTGCGGGCCGCGCACCAACTGCCGCGACCAGTCCACCCGGCAGCGCATCGGCCGGTCATCGCCCCAAGTGGGCCCGTCGCCGGTGTTCTCCTGCAGGTCGGCCACCAGCACCGTCTGCCGCAGCGCCTGCGACGGGACGCGCATCAGAAGGCCACGGCACCGGTCAGGCCGGCCACCCGCAGCGTGCGGCGTGCGCGCGGCGCCAGCGTGGACGGCAGCTCGGACAGGTTCAGCCCGCCGACGCTCATGGTGGCCGAGCGGGAGTAGCCGGAGATGTCGTTCTCCTCGCCGACCTCCAGCCACTGCTCGACCTGCGCGCAGCACGCCTTGCGGAGCGCCTCCTGCACCTGGGAGTCGGTGGGGTTGTCCTGGTCGTCCACGTAGTAGCCGGTGGTGACGGCCTCGGCCACCACCTCGGTGGCGCGGTCGAGGAGCCGGGCCACGTCGGCGGAGTCGAGGACGGCGCTCGCCGGCAGGTAGGCGGTCAGGTCCGCCTCGGTGGCGAACGCGTCCACGGGCTCAGTCCTTCGGGGTGTTGTCGCCCTCGCTGGGCTGCTCGGTGGCCTTCTGCGTCTCGGTGTTGCGGCGCTTCGTCTCCGCGCCCTTGCGGGCGGCGGCGGACCGCTTCTCCCGCTCCACCGCGGCCCGGCGCGACGCCGACCGGGGCGACTCGTCGCGCACCGCGGCGCGCACGTCGTCGAAGGTGCCGCTGGTGTCGGAGCGGGACACCTTCAGCTGGATGCCGTCGCCGACCTCCTGCACGGCCTTCGCGTCGTCGACCTTCTCGTAC